TGGCTCCTACAACCATTAAAAGAAACAGATTTTAGATGGGGTAATAACGTTTCTTCTAGCGTATGGTATGACTCTATACAAATTTTTAATAATCCCAACTCTTGGGAGCATGTATTCTCCCAAGTAGAGGATGCAATAAAGTCGGAGTTATATTTATAGTATGTTACTTATTAGTCGTCCAGACATAGAATCAGAGTATATTCAGGAGTTTGATGTATCTGAGCGTTTCATCAAGCTCCCTGTAGCAAAGTATTTAGAATTATTACCTACTAAGGTTGATGGTAGGTCTAGTAATGTATTGGAAGAGATAAATAGACCTCAAATTGCATTAATCAACGCAATCAACTCACCCAAATATAGATTTGTATGTGCTGCACTAGCACGACGACTAGGTAAAACCTATATTGCTAATATTATTGCACAACTTGTAGTATTAGTACCTGGTTGCAATGTACTAATTATGTCTCCAAACTACTCACTTAGTTCTATTAGTTTCGAGTTACAGCGTAAGTTAATGGGAACTTTTGATCTTGAAATAGCTCGTGATAACTTGAAGGATAAGATTATTGAACTATCTAATGGATCAACCGTTAGAATGGGTTCTATTAATCAAGTAGATTCATCAGTTGGTAGGTCATACACTCTAATTCTATTTGACGAAGCAGCTCTATCACGAGATGGTGAAGCGGCTTTTAACGTTAGCTTACGACCAACTCTAGACCTGCCCAATAGTAAAGCTATATTTATTTCAACACCTCGTGGTAAGAAGAACTGGTTTAGCCGCTTCTACGCCAGAGGATTTAGTTCAGAGTTTCCTGAGTGGGCTTCAATTACAGCTGACTATACCGAGAATAGTCGTATGAGCGAGAAGGATGTTCAAGAAGCTCGTATGTCTATGACGCCAGCCGAATTTGAGCAAGAGTATCTCGCCTCATTTAATACCTATGAGGGACAGATATACACTCTTAGCGAAGAAAACATTGTTGATGAACTACCAGAGGGCAAATATGAGTACTTTGGGGGAATTGACCCCGGCTACAAAGACCCAACTGCAGTAGTAATCATAGCCTATGATATAGAGAATAACATATACTATATTATTGAAGATTATTTAGAGGCACAGAAAACCACTGCACAACACGCTGAACATATTAGAGAGATGCTATCTAGGAATGATGTAGAAGTGCTATTTATTGACTCAGCAGCTGCGCAATTTGCAGGCGACCTAGCGTATAGCTATGACATTGCTACAATTAAAGCTAAGAAGGCAGTGCTTGAAGGAATCGCATACGTTCAGACCTTAGTACAGAGAGATCAATTAAAAGTATTAAGAAGTTGCAACCATGTATTAGATGCTATGGATCAGTATCAGTGGGACCCTAACGAAAACTTAACAAAAGAAAAACCTGCTCACAATGAAGCATCCCACATAGCAGATGCTATTAGGTACGCTTTATACTCCTTTACTCTATAAGAAAAACATAAAATGAACTCTGGAATCTATAAACTAACATTTAAAAGTGGCAAGTACTATATTGGCAAAAGTAATAATATAGATCGTAGGTGGAAAGAACACCACGATAAATTTAATCGTGGGAAAGCTGCTACTCGTATGCAGCAAGAGTTTAATAGGTATGGTATGCCTAAAGGAGAGGTTTTACTATATTGCCACGAAGATCATATAGATATTATGGAAGCTTTGTACATTCATAGTAATTGGGGACCAAATATACTAAATAGTACCCACCCTATTACAGTTAGCCAGAGTGATTATAATGCTTTAGTTAAACACCCAGAGCTACTAAACTATAGTACTGCCTCACACTGTCTAACCATTTATAATAATGCAATAGAGATACGCGATTTAAAGAAAGAATTAGAAAATACTAATAGAGAGTATAAGAGAAAAATAGCAAATATAGTGCCAGGCACAGCATTACAAGAATCTGAAGATCTAGTATCAGAACTTGAATCAGAAGTACTAGATCTAAAGAGAGAGTTACGTAAACTTAAATCACGTAACTGGTTTGAACGTCTTTTTAACTTATAGGAAAAATATATGGCATGTAGACCAAAACCAGATAAGAATCCAACTCCTAAGCCTAAGAAGTAAATGAAAACCGCTAACTATTAATAGTTAGCGGTTTTTTATTTTAATACCCAAACATCATTACCACAGTCAAATACTCTATAGTATCCAGCCTCTTTCATTATCTCTACTTCAGTCATCTCCTCCTTATATACCTCAGGAAATAGTTCCTTTAATTTATGTTTTTGACACTGATACCTAGACAAGGATTTAAGTCCTCTATAGTACCTATAGTTAGGAGCAGAAGTGTGTAGGTACTCAAATCCTAGTTTTTTATATAGGGCCCCAGTACTCCAGCGCCTATCACTATAGCTAATAATAGATCCTTTATGCCCCTTAATAAAGTACTTTAGTAGCTTAGAAGCCCCACCTACTACAGTTATATCTAGTAAAGAACAATAACGAACTAATTCATAGTCGTACCCTTTAGTAAACTTGGGAGTACTAAAGGTCATGACTGCAACTAATTCATCATAGTAAAATAGTCCCAAATTTATAGAAGAGGGAGAGCCAGCACCCTGTATATGGTTAGCCTCTAAAAACTCTCGGGGAAATCCAATTTCTTTTACTATGCATTTACGTGCACCTATCTGATCTGTACTACCTAGTATAGATTTAATTCGGGACTTTACTATATCTTGTTTATTAATCCATTCATCTTCATTAATATGAATTAATTGGTATCCAAAATTCTCTACACCTATAGTCTTATCAAGATGATACCTACTGCCTTTAATTTCCTCTCTATGATGGTATACCCCATTAAACTCAAAAGCCAACCCAAGATCTGGCAGAACAATATCTATCTCTTTACCTTCTAAGATATCTCTATCCCCCGAAATCACCCATCCAGAGTATATTGACTTTATATAGGTAAGTAACTCAAGTTCCTTATTAGAAGTATTAGGATTACACTGAGGGCATATACTAGAGTCACCCCGTTCTAGTATATTATTAGGGCGTACCTGTGTAGTATGATCACAGGTAGTATACCCTATCTGAATAAGCTCCCTACTATGGGTATACTCAGATAGCACTTTAACAGTGGGGTATAGTAAAGATAAATCTGCTATAAATTGTTCAGTACTCTTCTTTCTAGTTATAGCTGGTGTACATTTTCTACAAATACTGCCTATTTTCTGAGTAAGAAAATTATCAGGGATTATACTCCAAGTATTATGACAGTCATTACATTCAACAAGTATTGAAGTTTTAGCATTTATATACTTACCTACCACTTTAATATTGGGGGTAATAGTAGCTACTTCTTGCTCAAATTGTTCCTGCGTTTTCTTATTATAAACCTGAACTGGATTACATATCCTACATGTACTTCCAGTACCCTTACTTTTTAATCTATCTGGCACTATCTCCCACTCATGACCACAAGCCCCTTTAACTAACACTTTACTTTTAGCATTAATATATTCCCCTACTACTAATAAGGTAGGATGAGTTATACGCATATACTCCTTAAATTTATTGCTATTTATACTTGTAATCATATTTATTCTCCTATTTATATTATTATAAAATAAAAACAAGTAAAAGTCAAGACTAAATTTTATGGCCCAGCATAAAAAATTTTATCCTTGACTTATGCTTGCATCTATGAGATAATATCCTATAAATCAAAGATAAGAGCTTAAAAATGGCATCTAATACAGGAGCTAACAAACGTATTCCGGTGAAGTGGATTAGAGACGGAGCTAAAGCCGCTTATATTAAGCAACCAGCCTGCCAAATATGCGGGTCAACAGAAGATTTAGAGCTGCATCATACTAATTCAGTAACTCTAATGCTAGAAGCATGGGTAAAGAAAACTGGGTATAGTATTGAAACAGACGAGGATGTGCTAGCAATTAGAGACGAGTTTATAAACACCCATTACTCACAAATGTACGATCAAGTGTACACCCTTTGCAATACTTGCCATGTTAAATTACATGGAGTATTTGGAAAGGCACCGCCGCTTAATACGGCATCTAGGCAGAGTAGATGGATTAGTTTACAAAAGGATAAGTTCTCAGGTGTAGCACCCGAAAAGAAGGCCGGAGCCTTTAGCAATTTCTACTAAAGGAATACTATGAGTTGGTGGAATCCAATCAGCTGGGTTAAATCTAATCCCGCTCAAGAAATTATTGCATGGTCAGAAGGTAGTAATGTACCTTCTGACTCAAGTGTTACATACGCGCAGGCACACGATAAATTAGAAAGTGTTAACCGAGCCGTTAATATGGTAGTTAGTGCCTGCGCTAGCTTAGACTATGATGTTAAGGATAAAGCAGTAGATGGAATAGTAGCAGGTGTAAAACAAAAAACCCTAGTTAATCTATTAAACTTTAGACCTAACCCGCATCAATCAACACAAGAATTCAGAACGCACATATTCACAGACTTCATTTTAGAAGGTAATATATTTATCTACTACGATGGAGTCTACATGTATCATCTACCAGCTAATAAAATGGTAGTACTACCAGACCCTAAGACATTTGTTAAAGGTTATACATATAATAATATAACTAATTTTAAGCCCGATGAAATTATACATATTAAGGAGATTAGTAGTACTTCCGTGTATAGAGGTTCTAGTAGATTAATGGCGGCTGATAGAACAGTTAAAACCCTTTATCGTATGCAAGCTTTTCAGGATCAGTTCTTTGAGAATGGAGCTGTAGCAGGTCTAGTAATTGAAACTGATAATACTCTTAGCCAGATTGCTAAGGATAGAACAATCCAGAATTGGATCTCTAAATATAGTGTAAAGAATGGTGCTAGACGCCCCATGATACTTGATAGTGGGTTAAAACTAAAGAATATTGGCGAAGCTAATTTTAAAGATATGGACTTCGACAACTCTATTAGAACTCACGATATTAAAATTTTATTAGCCCTAGGAGTACCTGAGGTACTTATCTATGGTGGAAATAATGCCAATATCTCCCCAAATTTAAGGCTATTCTATTTAGAAACAGTCTTACCAATTGCACGTAAATTAGTATCTGGAGTTGAAAGATATTTTGGATATGATGTTGAAGTAGTAACTACAACAGTATCAGCGTTACAGCCAGATATCAAAGATATTGCAGCGTATCATAGCTCTTTAGTAAATGGAGGTATTGAAACACCGGCAGAAGCTAGAGAAGCATTACGCCTAGAAAAACTCGCGGGTACAGATGAGATAAGAATCCCAGCTAATATAGCCGGTTCAGCAGTAAATCCAGGAGTTGGTGGTGCACCTCCTAGTTCTAATGAAGACGACTCAGCACCGTAAAGGAGTATTATGAAGGTAACTGATAAGATTTTATATCTTACCTCTCAGTTTAAGAAGGATATGCCTCTGCCAAAAGCAGGAGACACCATTGATTCTATCAATATCGAAGGGTACGCAAATACTACTAGTGTAGATAGAACTGGCGATATTATCCCAATGCCTGCTTGGAATACAGCACTTGAAAACTACTTAAAAAATCCTATTATTTTGGCTTATCATGATCACGATGAGCCAATTGGTAGAATGGTAGATTATAGAGTGGATGAGCAGGGTTTATGGGTTAAGGCACGTATTTCAGCAGCTGCTGAGGATGTTTTTAACTTAATAAAAGATGGTGTACTAACCGCATTTAGTGTTGGATTCATCATTAAAGATGCTATGTATGATTCTGTAACAGACTTATTTATTATCAAAGAGCTAGAACTTCTAGAGATCTCGGTAGTATCAGTCCCAGCAAATCAAGATAGTATATTTAGTCTTTCCAAGTCATTTGAAACTGACGAGGATTATAGTAAATTTAAAAGTCAATTTGCAGCGAAAAGCGAATCAGCTAAAAGGCTAGAGTCCTCAGAGCCAAGCAAAATTGACCCAATTAAAAAGGAATGGAATATGGATCCAAAAGAATTAGAATTAATGCTAGCTAAAGCCGCAGAAGATGCTGCAACCAAAGCAGTAGCTGCTGTAACTGAAAAAGCATTGGCTGAAAAAGCAGCTGCTGAAAAAGCAGCTAAAGAAGAAAAAGAAATAAGTGATAAGATTGCTGCTGCTGTTAAAGTGGGCCAATCAGGTGCAGAAAAGCTTCTTACAGATATCGAAGCACGTATTGCTGCACAAGAGCAAGCATCCAAAGATGCCCTAGCTGGTCTTGAAGCAACAATTCGTGAAAAGACAGAAGAACTTGCCGCTATCCAAAAAAGCAAGATGAACTTCTCTGATAAAGATGCTGGCCAAGCTACTACATATGAAGAACGTGAAAAGGCAGTTCTTGCTGCAAAAATCATGGGTAAATCATTGGATGGTACTAAGTTTGGTCGTAGTATTATTGAAAAAACCGGTGCTCATGAAGCTTCTGCAACATGGGAACTAGAAGTTTCTCTAGCAATGGAATCGGAAATTCGCCGTCGTTTAGTTATTGCTCCTCTGGTCCGTCAGATCGCAATGCAAACCAACGTTATGACTATCCCAGTTAATCCAGAAGCAGGTCTAGCAACTTGGATGGCTAATAGCTCATTCGGTACTACTGCATCTGCTGGTGTTGCTCAAGTTCACCAACTAAAAGAAATTACATTGAATGCATATAAAGTTGCTACAATGGAATATCTGGCATACGAAGAAGAAGAAGATTCACTACTTATACTGCTACCAATCATCCGTGATGCAATGATTCGTCGTGTAGCCCGTGCCGTGGATAAGGCATTTGCTCTAGGTGCAGGTTCTGGTGCTGATCCAGTTAAAGGTATGGCTCTATATGACGCAACCTCAGTTGTAACTCCTACCAGTACTGGTGCAGCAACTATTGCTAACCTACGTGCACTACGTAAAGATCTAGGATATTGGGGTCTTGATCCAGCCGAATTAGTTTATGTCGTTTCTACTGAAGTGTACTATGATCTTCTTGATGATACTTCATTCCAGACAATGAATCAGGTCGGTGTTCAAGCAACTCTACTAACAGGTCAAGTAGGTTCAATTGGTAATACTCCAGTTCTAGTTTCTGACGCTTTCCCATCCAAAACTGGTGGTACTGCATCCGCAACTACTAATATTGGTGCTTTCTGTATTGCTCCAGCAAACTTTATCGCAGGAAATCAGCGTGGTCTACGTTTCGATACACAAGATCTAGTTGAAACCCAACGTAAAGTTTTAGTAGCTTCTCTACGTACTGGTATGACTCAATTGTCTACAGTCAATGGTATGGGTATTTCTACTCTACGCTGGTCATAAGTAATAAAAGTTGAGGGCCTAGGCCCTCTTCTTTTATAAGGGTTTAATGAACCCTTATAAAAGAATATAAGGAGTAATACATGGGATTAAATCTATTTACTCTAGCTGAGTATAAGGTATACGCAGGAATAGTAAGTACAACACAAGATGTCCAAATTAATACTTTAATTCCAAAAGTTAGCCAGTTAGCAAAAACTATATGTGCTAGAGCATTTAATGATTATGTAGATGATGCAAAAGTAGAGGTGTATGCTGGAGGTACTACTAAACTAGTAATGTCTGAATACCCTCTAATTGCACTATCTAGTGTAGAGTACTCAGATGACTATGGGGCTACATATACACCACTTATAGAATTTATTGATTTTGTAGTTGATTCAGAAGATGGGCATATAACATCTGTAGCACCAACTGGATTTCCAAAAAAGATTAATGGATATAAAGTTACATATACTGCTGGGTTTGATCCAATACCAGAAGATTTAAAAGTTGCAGTAATGGACCTGTTATCTTACTACTTAAAGAATGATATGGCAGTTAAATCTCAACGTAATGTTGGTGCTAATACCGTTCAAATAGAGTATATTACTAAAAATACTCTACCATCACATATCTCACGTGTATTTGATCTTTATAAGTCTACGGTGAACTAAGATGGGGGAAAAAGTTGATTTAAAAGATCTAATACGTAGTAAGTCTAAAGAGTTCTTTGATGCGCTATATGCTAATTATAGGCCTGAACTAGATGCAAGTATAACAATATTAGACTTATCGTACGAATCTCTAAAAGTAAATGTTTATTTGGGCGATAAATTAAGTAATGCCCAAGCGGAAGTATATGATAGAGTATACGATACTTTATACACTGTCGTAAAAGAGAAAATGCCCAGTAATAGAACCTTCTACTCTTTAGAAGATCCCAGGGTAGAAGAATATTTAAAAACAAGGGATGGAAAGTGGTATATATTTCTTGTAGATGGGGGAAAGAATCATTTCTTTTTAGTAGGAAAGAGTTTCAATTCTATAAGAAAGTTTATAAGTGATAGTGTATCCCCAGATCCAAGACTATCTAATACTAGATTCGGTTCAACAAAACTATTTAAAGAAATACTTAATAGTGATGATACCTCTACTGGGGATTATAAAGTCACCACTAGATCCAAAGTAGATATAGGACATATCCCCTCAGAAGATAACGATAATTTGGTATCACCACTAGAAAAGAAGATACAGGCAGTATTAGATCTAGCATATAATACTGGTAATAGTAGAATAGAGCAACAGGCACGTAAGGCACTACAAGACTTATATGATGTTCAAGCATCTTTTGCTTATAGCTTTAAAAATACTTCCCAAGAGGATATCGACACAGCCCGTAGAGTACTAGGTAAAGGCTATGTAGTAGTTACATTACATACCAGAAATAAAAATGCTAAATTCTCTAAGGAAGAATTTAGAATATTTAATAAGCTAGCTCATGAAATAGCTCTAAGTCTCCCTAATACATCTGGTTCTAACACTATAATACAAGATTTAACCGCAGAAATAGTTAGTAACCTAACTGGAGAAAAAAAGAAAGTAAGTGCACATGGAGAGCATGCTGGCACAGTAACTGCAAATCTTAGTAAAAAAGTAGGTGTAACCTCTAATACTACTAGTATTAACATAAGGGCTAGAAACAAATTAGGTCAATTCACCAGCCTTGCTAATTTACAGACGTTGCTGAATCAGGCCCTCGCAAAACAAATTAGAAGTAATATGGGCACTGGAAGTTCACGTAATGTATTAAATAATAGAACTGGTAGATTATCAGAATCAGCTAAGGTAGAAAGACTATCCTTGTCTAGAGATGGTTTAATTACAGCATTTTATTCATATATGAAGTATCCATATGCTACATTCTCAGAAGGTGGAAGGCAAGAATTACCACGCTCAAGAGACCCCAAACTACTAATATCAAAGAGTATTAGGGAGTTAGCAGCAACCCTAGTGTTAAATAGAATGAGGGCAGTAAACATATGAGTGTACGTACCTCAATTGTAAAAGCATTATCTGAAAAATTAAAGTCAATAGATGGTACTGGTATCTATAAAACCAATATATTTAATAATGCGTATCCTAAGCTAGTATTCTGGGATGAATGTAAGGACTTTCCATCTATTTATATATCCACAGGCTCAGAAACTAGAGAATATTTACCAGGTAACTTCAAATGGGCATTTCTTGTAGTCTCTCTTAAGTTATATGTAAAGGGTGAAGATTCAGCGCAACAACTAGAAGATTTACTAGAAGATGTAGAGAAGTGTATTGACCTTAACCGCAATTTAGTTTATGATCCACTAACAGCAGGTGCACAAACTACCGAGATACTAATTAATAGTATTATAACAGATGAGGGGCTTCTGGCACCTTATGGAGTAGGAGAGATTAATCTTGTTCTACAGTACCAAGTGATGTAACCCGTATATTAGCATATCATGTACAGATAAATATCTAGTCAGTATATGACTAATATGCACAATTATATAAAGGAAATAATATGGCCTATAATTTAGCCCGTAATTCACGCGTGTTTGTTACTACAAACTTAAATACCGCTACTGGGGCAGTTCTAACAACTGGTCTTAGTACTACCAATACTTGGGAAGTTCAAGTATTAGATGGTTTTAAGTTTGCTCAGGCAACAAACTCTGCAAATATTCAAATCAAAGAAGGTGGAAATACACCTATTCGTGGTCAGCGTGCATTTAATACTGCTCTTAATCCGGTAGATATTACATTCTCTACATATATGCGTCCACGTTTAAGTGGTGGACTAGTAACTGCTGAAGAACGCGTATTGTGGAATGCCCTAATGGGGGCAGTTGGTATTGACGGAACGGTTCAAAATGGTACAGCAGTAGCTGGTGTAACAGTAACTGGTACTACTTTAACTGCACTTACTCGTTCTTCTACAACTTCATCTGTAGTTACTATGGCAGGTGCAACAATTACTGCAACTGGTCTAGCACTTAATGAAGTTGTAAGTATTACTGGTATGACTGGTACAGGTGCTTCTTACTGGAACCAACCCGCTAAAGTTACTTCAATTGCTGCAGGTGCAATTGTATTTACATATATTACAGCTCCAGATGCTGCTGCAGGCACTACTTCTGCTGGTGTACCTGCTTCAGGTCAGATAATTCTGAAACGTGGTGCATGGGTTGAATACCCAACTGCAACTGGTGTACCTACATCATACGCGCAACTTACAAGTGGTACATCTAATAAGAACCAAATGCAACCAATCGGTTTTATCTTTATTGTAGATAGTACAGCATATACTGTAGATAACTGCGCTATTGATCAAGCTCAAATTGACTTTGGTCTTGACGCTATTGCAACGATAGCATGGACTATTAAAGGTACTAAGCTTAATCAGATAGCTATGCCAGTACTGTCAGCAACAGCCGATCCTGTATTTAGTGGTTCCTTAACAGGTACTGCAACAGGTAAGATCACTACAGCTAACTATATTACTAATAAGCTATCAACTGTTTCTCTACAAAGCAACCTTGGTGGTATTGGTGGTACGGTATATGCAGTAGTTATTACCGGTGGTAGCATGACCATTGCAAATAACGTTACTTATGTAACACCTGCAAATATTGGTGTACTAAATACTCCAATTGGTTATTTTACTGGTACTCGTGCAATCTCCGGCAACGTAACAGCATATCTGAAGTCTGGCTCAGGTTCACATACTGGTACGCTACTGAATGATATCCTAGTATCATCTGCAACTAATACTGATACTAAATATCATATGCAAATAGAGGTTGGTGGTGCAACTGCGGGTACTCGTGTAGAACTAGAAATGGATGGTGCTATGCTTGGTATCCCTTCTGTAGATATTGCAGATGTTGTATCTACAAGTATTACGTTTACTGCACAGGCTGCACAATCTGATATCGGTGCAGCAAATGCCCAATACGATATTGAGAATACAAACGAACTATTAGTTCGCTACTACTCTCTGTAATTGTTTCACAGGGTGGGGATTGATCCCCCCACTCTCTTTTTCTTTAATTATAATAAGGTATTAAAATGTCAAATACAACTGTAAGTCTAAAAAGTCTCCTAGTTCCTACCAAAACGGTAGAAGTTGAATACCCAGGTATGGAAGGATTCAAGCTTAATCTGTGTTTTCTATCTCGTGAAGAACTGATGAAAATCAGAAAGAAAGCAACTAAAATGGAGTATAAGAATCGCCAACCAGTAGAAACATTGAATGATGAATTATTTTTGCAGCTATATGTAGATGCAAGTATTAAAGGTTGGAAAGGGTTGAAATTCTCCTATTTAGAAACACTCGCTCCAGTTGATATCACAGGACTAAAAGAGGATGATTGTATAGAGTACTCTCGTGAGAATGCACTATATTTAATGAAGTCCAGTGCTAATTTTGATTCCTTTATTAGTGAAACGGTGACAGATTTAGCAAATTTTCAGCAGACCAGTGGGACACAGTCTACCGTCAAATAAAGTCATATTATCAGAACTCGCAAGTAAATATGAGCAGAGACTCATATTTTGAAATGTGCGAAATGATGGGGACTGAGCCAGTAGAGGAGGAGATACCAGTAGAATTATCTGATCTATATGAAGAAGTTCAGGAAGCTCTTCTTGTATATAATATGCTACAAGATAATTGGGACTCTATGAATGGTATTTATATTGGTAAAAACTTCGCGGGCATATCTGATATTTTAGAAATGCAAGAAGTAGAGGATAAGAAAACCTGTTATCTAATTCTTAGGATGCTAGATAGTAGACGAAGAAAAATTCTTAACTCAAAAAATAAGTCTACTAGTTAACCGCTGGAGTAGGAATAAACTAAGCTCACTATATAAATATAGTGAGCTTTTTTATTGCCTATACAAAAATTATCCTTGACATTTGCATGCTCTAATGTTATAATGGACTATAAAATGTTGTATGTACGAATATAAGAGAGGTATCAAGTATGTCAGAAACAGTAAGAGTTAATATAGACGTAGGCGATAATGGGACTACTGCTAAGCTTAATGTAGAGGCGGCAAAATTACGCAGTAATTATGAGGGAGCACAACGTGCAGCCTCTAATACAAAGGCTTTTACTAGCTCGGCAGCTGCTCGTCCAGCTTCTTCAGCACTGAGCCAAGCGTCAGAGGACTCTAATCTGTCTCGTGGTGTTAGTGGCGTAACTGGTGCTGCAGGTAGGGACTTTGCTGCTCAAGCCCAAGGTCTTGGCGGTCTAGTGCACGTATATGCTACATTTGCGGCTAATCTATTTGCTGTAACTGCAGCATTCGAAGCGCTATCAAAAGCTGCTGACGTAACTAATATGGTAAAAGGCTTAGATCAACTAGGTGCCGTATCAGGACAAGCTCTTGGCTCAATGGCTAAGCATATTACAACACTCACTGATGGTGCAATCTCTTTAAAAGATGCAATGACTGCAACGGCTCAAGCTACTTCAGGCGGCCTTTCTAGCGAACAGATAAATCGTCTTACAACAGTTGCAAAGAATGCTAGTCAGGCTCTTGGTAGAGATATGCCTGATGCACTCTCTCGTTTAACCCGTGGTATCGTAAAAATTGAACCAGAATTGTTAGATGAACTAGGTATTATGGCTAAGGTAATACCATCTCAACAGGCGTATGCTCGTGAGGTGGGTAAATCTGTGTCTGCTCTTACTGACTTTGAGAAACGTCAAGCGTACGCTATTGCCGTTATTACTGAAGGTGAAAAGAAATTTGGAGCAATCCAAATAGATGCTAATCCATACTCAAAGCTACTAGCATCAATGACTAACTTAGCTTTAGCTGGTGCAGAATTAGCCAATAAAGTTTTGGGACCAATTGCCAAAATACTTGCGGAGAGCCCAACAGCTCTGGGTGCAATAATGGCAGGTATTGCAGGTATGTTATTAAGTAAAGCAATACCAGCCCTTACCCAATATAAACAGGTTATGTTAGATAGTGCCATTGCTTCTGGTAAGTTAGCTAAAAGTCAAAAGGATGCGGCAGAGAACTTTGATATTGAAGGTAAGTTAGCGGCTGGAGAGAAAGCTGCTAATAAGTTCAGACTAGCTTCCGCGGCTGCAGCTGCAGAAGCTCAGCATATACTGCAGACAGGTGGAAAAAATAAATTAGCTAATATATTTAATCAAGATGACTTTAAAGTAACAGAAAGTACATTACAAAGCATAGATAATGAGTACAATAAAGTAACAGAAAGACATATGCTTGCACAGGCAGCATATGTTAAAGCAGTTGAAGAAGGAGATAAAAAGGAGGCAGCATTAGCAGCAAGAAGAGCAAGTAATGCTGCAGAACAGGCTAAAGCAATAAGTCTGGCCAGAAGTAAAGCTGTGGACTCCATGATACAGAGTAAAGAGGCAGATAATGCTAGAGAAAGAGCGGCAGATGAGGTAGAGAAAAATTTTAGTAGATTATCTGTAGGTGGAGCACTAGTTAAAAAAGCAGAGGATGCAGAAAAAGCTTTCTCCAAAATGGCAGTACAAGCTAATGTAGCTGGAAACGTTAAGCTAGGTGGGCTATCATATGCATTAAAAGAACTGAAAAAAGACATAGAGGCTACTACTATTGAATTAAAAAATGCTGATGGTACAACACAATCATTTTCCAAAGTTAAATTAGATCCAATAGAGGCAGGGTTTGCTAGGTTAAAAGGTGTAATAACTGCCGCAGGCACTGCTGTGGCTATAGTCGCAAGTTCTTTCCAAGCAGTATTAGTATATATAGGAATAGTCGTAGCAACTTTTCAAATATTAGATAGTATTTTTAGTAGCAATGAAAAGCAGGCTACCAATTATTCAACTGCGATAGATACTCTAACAGAATCCTTTGATAATATAGACAGAACCCTAGCAGCTATTGAAAATAAAAAACCCTTAGAGCAAATTAACGCTATAAGTATCCAAGCAAGTGCTATGGCTCTAAAAGAGCTATCTGATAGTCTTATTAACGTAACACAGAGTTTTAAAGATTTAAATAAATATTCTAGTGGGTGGGATAAAGCCTGGGACTGGATAAAGGGTATATTTGGCAAGGGTTCTCAAGATAAATTAGCAGAAGGTATGGGCAAATCAGTAGATAAAGCTCTACTTACCATTAGTGATCCAAAACGTAAAGAAGAAGCAACTAAAAGTATACAAAGTCTATTTGGTGGAGAAGGCGTAGATATATCCGGAACAAATATTAAAAAAATGATGCAAAGCTTAAGTGAGTCTGATGCTTTAGCAGTAGCAGAGAAGATTACCGAAGAGTTAAAGAATATATCTATGGAAAGCTCTAATGCAGCCTCTAGACAAGCTGAATTTACTGATGCAATGAAAAAAGGTGCTAGAGCAGCAGCTGATTTATCTAATTCATATATACCAACAGATAAGGTATCTCAAGTGATAATAGCTCAAGTGGAAAGCCTAGGCAAATTAGCCTTAGCTTCTGCTAGTAGTAAAGGTGCAGTTACAGCGCTTACAGAAGCTGTAAGTTCCTTTAGTAACCTTAGTGCATTTCCACCAGAAATGGCTACTGCACTACTAGATCATAAAAATGATATTGAGAAAATTGGTGAGCAATATGCTACTGCAAAAGCCGAAGCCTCTTTATATACAAAAACTTTAACAGAATTAATAGCAAAACAAAAACAACTTGAAGAAAGAAAGAGCCAATTAAATAGTAATGGAAGATCTGCAGCATTTATAGATATGGATTCCTCTTTACAAGCGGAGGAAAATAAACTAAAAGCTCAGATTGCTACCATGGAAAGAGCTAAAAGTGATGCAAATAAAAATGCACAAAAAGCAGAAGAAGATATGCAAGAGATTTCATCAAAGTTTACCCCTTTAATAAGTAAGTCATTACTAGATGCATTTAATGTAGTAAATAAACTAGTAGATCAGGCAGGGGAAAAAGCAAGTATTAACTTTTCAAAAGCTATAAATGACTTGATCCCAGGTGGGGGATCAGTAGAAGAAGCTACTAGGCTAGCACAGGAAGAAATCTCAGTGCAGGAGAAAATGCTAGAAATAGATAGAGCAATGATTATTGCAATGGATACTCTTGGAGCAAAATATGCTCTGGCTACAGCAGAAAGTGATATTAAGAAGTATGAGGGAAATAAAAATTCTCCTGAGTATAAAGCAGCACTAGCTTCAAGAGATGCTGCCTTAGGTACTAAAAACCTAGTAGGAATGAGTTCTGCAGAGTTAAAAGCCTTTATAGACGCAAAGAAGGATGAGAAAGATCAAGACCAAGCTTCTTTAGCTATACAAAAAGAAGCATTTCAACTATATCAAAAGCAAGTTAATTTAGAGGTAAAAAGTGTAGAATTAGCTGGACAGCATAATGTTATAAGTTTACAAGGGGCTATAAACTTATTAAAACAGCAAGAATCCAATATTGCTGCTGATATGGAAGCTAGTAAAAATAGACAAGTAGCTGATCTAAATTCATTAGATATGCTAACTTCGTATTCATCTCTTTATAATGAAGTACTAGAGAAAGAAAAATTATCTTTAAGATTACAAATAAATAGAACAGAAGAAACGAAAGCTCAGCTAGCTTATGATAGTGCTAGACAGCAACTAATTACACTAGAAAATGCTGGTGCATCCTCTTCTAGTATACAACAAGGTCGTATACGCCTAAGTGTACTAGAACAGCAGCTCAATACAGCCAAACAAATTAGAATATTAGAAGATACTAAAGCAAATCAAGAAAATGATAGAGCTAGACTAGCCTCTCTAAAGTTTATAAGAGATGAAGATGCTAAAATAGCTGATTTTCAATTAAGTATTGAGAATTCAAATATAGATTTAGATAGAAAGCGTTTAGATTCTGCAAATTCCTTATACACTTTAAATCAAGAAATGTATAATGCAGAATTAAGGGCTTTGGATATTAAAGCTGAAAAATTACGTTATAATAATGAACTAATGAAGTTAGAAAATCGCAAAGCGGACGTAATAGATCCAAAACAACAACAATTAGATAGACTAGACGCATCTATAAAAGCTGGGACAGAAGAGGTAGGGTCTCAATCTCCAGAATTTATGGCACAGCAAATTTCTGAAGCCAGCATTTTACGTACAGAGATTAGTAAACTAACTGATACATATAATGCAGATGCAGAGGCCTTATCCATTTCTAATAAAAATAAGCTAACTAGTATAGGAATAGATTATAAGGCAAAAGAAGAAGTAAGAGCCCTAAATGATCTATTAGCGGCTCAGACGGGAATTGTAGAAGGTTTAAGTGCAGTATTTGGTACTTTAGGCACTTCTATAGGTAACGTGGTAGATGCCTTCTTTAAGATGAGTAACGCACAAGATAAATTAGATAAAGGCAAAGCACATGATGATGAAGAATTACGTAAAAAAGCAGCTGCTAATGAGTTTAAAACTAAAGAGGAAGAAATAAAAGCATTTGAAAAAGTAGAGACTAAGTATAGAACAGACTCTATTAAGAATGAATTAACAGGGTATGCAAAAATAGCTGAAGGGGTAAAAGGGTTATTTAGTGAAAAAACAGCAGCATATAAGGTATTTAATGCATTTGAAGTAGGTCTGCATGTAGCTAAACTTGGAATGGATATAGCTGAAATTACTTCTGCATGGGCTAAGGCAAGCCAAGAAAATGCTGCAACTCTATCAACAATACCAGTTAATGCGCAAGGAGCATTAACTAAGGCGTTAAACAATGTATTCCCGTATAACTTAATAGCCTTTGCTGTAGTAGCTGCAATGTTAGCTTCAATAGGAAGTATGTCTGGAGGAGGTGGGGCAGCCCCAGCAATCCCACAAGAAGCAACAGCTCAATATAGACAGGAACAGCAAGGTACTGGCACAGTTTTGGGAGATTCAACAGCGCACTCTAACTCAATTGCTAAAGGTATTGATATACTTTCAGCCCATAGTTTCGAAATGCTTGACTATACTCATGGTATGCTAACTGCATTAAAGAGTATTGATAAGGGTATGAGTGGATTAGCAAATGCACTAGTTAAAGTCGGAGGTATTACTGGAGTTAATGGAAAATCAGCATTTGGTACAGTAGAATCATCTAGTTCAAGTCCAGGATTTCTCGGTATTGGAGCAAGTAGTAGTAGTACTTCTATTACTGATACTGGTATACAACTACAAGGTACCGTTAAGCAGTTATCTGAAATGAATGGTATAATCAAACAGTATGAAACTACTGTTACTCAATGGACAAAAAGTGGCTTCTTGGGTATTGGTTCTAGTAGTGGTACTAGTGTTAATACACAGTTTAAAGATATAATAGATAACGGTACTAAGAAACAAGTTAGTATGATATTCTCTGGTATGCGTGAGTCTATTGTAGAAGGTATGAAATTACTCTCCTTCTCCTCTAAAGATATTGCAGATTTATTAAGTAGAGTTGATGCTATTAACTTTGTTGGGGATGCTCTGAGTGTATCACTGAAGGGTCTTTCTGGTGATGATATTAAAAATGCCCTTAATGGTGTATTTAGTGCTGCATTTGATAAAATGGTTGGAACAGTAGCGCCGTGGGCTGTTAAATTCCAAAAAGTTGGAGAAGGGTTAGGAGAAACATTCATACGTCTAGCCTCGGATGCTCGTACTCTTAATATGTCATTAGAAGCTGCTGGTATGGGTGTAAATAGTTTTAACATCCAATTTGAGAAAGGACACCCTAAAGATACTGTAAAGTATGCAAGTCAAGCACAATTAACAGAACTAGATAGTGCTAGTACAGAACATGCTGCATTAGAAGCCAAAGTTAAGAAACTTAAAGAAGGTGGGCTATTCTCACTTCGTGGTATTGTTGATGTAACCGATGATAGTGTACTTACAGAGTATAATAGTGTACTGGCTAAGGCACAAGATGACCTTGCGAAGTCCGACGCTAGACTAGCAGCGGCCCAAAAGGCTGTAGGGGATGCTACCACATCATGGGCTGAGGATCTGACAAAAGCCCAGCAGTACTTATTAAACGGTGCAGGCGGAGCGGATGCTTTTAATAGTAAGTTACAGTTTATCACAGATAACTTTATGACAAGTGAGCAAAAATTAGCTCCAGTATCTGCAAGAGTTAGAAATGCTTTTGCTGATATGACACCTAAAACATCAGAAATAGGCTCAGTAGCAGGATTAGGAGCTCAACTACAATCTATGGGTCTAGCAGTACCTAACACTAGAGCTGAGTTTACTAACTTACTAACTACACTTAGTGATCCTAATAATGCTCTTGGTATTACTACAGAGAAAGGAGCAGATTTATTTAATGCATTATTAGATATTGCACCAGCCTTCGACGCTGTCGCGACGGCCCTAGAAGGAATAGCCAAAACAGTTGCTGATATTGTAACTCGTGGTCAAGATATGATCTTCAATATGAAGATGGATGTTGCAAACCCAGAGCAAAAATATTCTTTAGTAGATCAGAAAGCTAATGATTATAATAAAATCATGCATGATTCTACAAAAACGTTCTCTGAACAAGCAATTGCGGCCAATAGACTATTAGATACAATAAATCAAGGCTGGGGACTGCTCAATGATGACCAAAAGAAAGAAGGACTAGCTCAGTATACTGCTAAAGTAACTGAGATCATGGCCTTTATGGAAAAACAGGGTATGTCAGCTATGGTTGATATGACTCCTGATGGTATTGGTATCATTGGAGCTGTTAATTCCTCTAGGGATGCTATAGTATCTGCCATAAAGTCCATAGACCCGAGTTATAACCCTAAAAATGATCCAACTTTAGCACACGCTACAGCAGATGTAATAGCTCAACATAGTATTGATAAAATCGCATCAAGTACACTAGACTTAGCAAAGATAGCAAAAAATACATCAGTTACACCGGAGGCTGAAAAGTTACCCGAGATAGTAAAATCAGTATCTGAACAAGATCTAGCAGGTATTGATAGTATAGCTACTAAAATGGGGGAAAAATTATCCACTAGTGTTAGTTCCGCAATTGCTACTAATCCACAAATCTCGGCAGCATTAAAAAATTCTACTGATGTTGGTGCTAGAGCAGATGGTATGACATCAGAAAAACTACCAGCAGAGGTGGCAGGTATACTAGATCATATTAATACTTACTCATCTGCGACAATAGCTGACATTAACTCAATGGTGTCTATGTTTAGTGGTTTAGAAAAGGATATAGCTAAAGTACCTAGTAGCCCAGAGGTTGAGGCTTTCAAGCAAGATTTAGCAAGTAATAAGCAAGCACTAAAAGACCAGGAATCTACAATTGAAGCATCTAAAGCTGCAGCAACTGCTGCAGTAGCAAATTTAGCCGCAGGCACTGGAAGTTTAGCAAATGTTACTGCCGCACTACAAGGACTAATTAGTAGTTTAGCAGCAGTAGCTAAAGAGCCTGCAAATGTAAATGTCTCTGTAAGTGTATCAGCACCTGCGGGTTCTGAGGTAGGTACTGGAGTTCACTAATGAAAACACTAACAACTGCATATTCATCTGTAGTTACTGCAACAAAAACTCTACCAGGATATTTAGTAGAGATTATAATGCCTACTACCTATTTAAGATTTTCCTCAATAGGTGATGTTACCTGGAAAGGAAATTATTTTATAGGTAGTAGTATAAAGGTTTCTGGAATTTCTTCAAATCCTGGTGGAAATTCCACCGGAAACCTTTCTCTTAGCCCAGATCCCTCAGACCCAAATATACTAGTAGGGTACGCTCTCAACTCTAATGAGGGATTTATGGGTAGAGAGATTAGGATTTGGTCATTTGATAGTACTCTAGTAGGTAGTACTACTACTGGAGTACTAGAAACGGCTGATGCCATACCTATATTTTCAGGAATAGGGGATAATGTAAGTATAGATAAGCTAGAAATTACTATTAGTCTATCATCTAGTAGTATTACTTATCTATATGCCCCTAGAGTTAAGATATGTAAAGCAAGTGGTTTCAATTTTATTCAACCTAAAGGTCTGCGTATTCCTTGGGGTAACGAAGTATTTGTATTGGAGTAATCAATGGCAGTCTACCCAACATTTGGACAGGATATTAGTTCAACAGAAACACTACTAGATGATATTCAAGTAGACCGTGCCTCTAATGGGCGCATACGTTTACGTGGGTTTTATGCCTCATCAGTAAAAGAGTATACAGTAGTACATACATTAACAACAACTGATAAGGATATACTGGAAACTTTCTATAATACGAATAGAAATACTAGTTTTACTTTTACTTGGGTACCTGATAATAGTTCTCATACTTGTATGTTTAGTGGAGCACCTGCATATACTATAATTGGCCCAGGTTTCTGGACTGTTACTACTAAATTGGTGGTGGTATAATATGTTATATTTACCAAGCGTAAGTTGGGCTACAACAAATAAAGATGTACCATCAAAAGATACAGTAAATTCTACTGCTACAGATCCTAATGATACTCAATTAACAGTAGCTGCTGCAAATGCACCTATTCCTATTATATATGGCACTGTACGATTAGGTCCTAAAATTGCATATGTAGCTCCAAAGGATTCAAGTCTAGTAATACTTGCGGTATGGGGGCATGGAGAAACAGACAGTAGTATAGCACCCACGTTCACTGTAGATGATAAACCTTTACCAGCAGGTATAAGTATATCACACTATTATGGAACTCAAACACAATCAGTTGATACTAATATGGCATCAGCTTTAGCTGGGTATACAGATACACTACCTGGTATAACTTATTCAGTTATAACTGTACCCTCTGGCACAAGTGCTGGATTTCCAAGAATCAATGCACTAATTAGAGGGCAAAAGGTATATGATCCTAGACTAGATAGTACAAATGGAGGCAGTGGGCCTCAAAGAGCTAATACTCCTAGTACTTGGGCCTATTCAGATAATCCAGCACTCTGTTTAGCTGATTTTATAACTAATAGTACCTATGGGGTGGGACTTCAAGTAGATTGGGCAAGTGTAATACTTACTGCTAATTTTAATGATACTATGGTTGGAACCCCAGCGGAAAAATCTAGAACGTTAAATTTAGCTATAGAATCCCCACAAACGTGTGAAGCTTGGTTAGAAACCCTTAGACTATATGCTAGTTGCTGGTTAGTACGTTCTGGAGATGTTATTAAACTAGTACCGGATATGCCAGGCTCTTCAGTATATACTTTTGATCATGATAGTGGCAATATTAAAGATATACTTAATATCAAAAAACGTGGTATACTAAATACTCCTAACGTAATGATAATAAATTATACTGATACTACTACTATACCGTATAAAAGCAATGATGTAACTATAGATAATAGTGGATTAGCAGGCAGAAAAGAAAGTTCAATAAGTCTACCTGGTATCAATAGGTATTCACAGGGGTATAGAGAAGCAGTTGAACGGTATAATAAGCTTACTCTAAATGATCTGACTTTCGATCTTGATGTCTTTGATGTAGGTATTCAATTTGAGATAGGTGATATAGTTGGAGTTAAGCATCCAATTGGTATTGCAGATCAGTCTGGTAATGCTAAATTAATGCGCATAATGGGCATTAACTCTAATAGTGCAGGTAGATATACCTTAAATTTAACTGAGTATGATCCGGCTGTTTATTCTAATATAGTTAATCCAGAACCTACTTGGGATGATACTTCTTTTATAGACCCTACTAATCCTCCCGCAGTAACTGGACTTACTGCGGTAGAAGAGGTATATCAACTAGAGAATGGTACTTGGGCTAGTCGTATAAAGGCAACTTGGGCATCAGCAATAAATTATCCCTATTTATCAACTTATTTAGTAGAGTTAACTCAAGCAGGCGAGTTAATAGATACAAAAAGAATTAGAGAACAAACCTATAGATCTGCTACACTTAAAGAGGGTCTTGAATACGTCATTAAAGTAGCTATTATTAGTAGTATTGGTAGTATTGGTACTTGGGCTCAGTATAATGTAATTGCCAAAGGTAAATACTTAATACCTAGTAATGTACCTAGTGTATCTGCATTTGAAGCCGGTGGTACTGTATATATCTCATGGACACCGGCAATTGACATAGACATCTGGCGGTACGAGGTACGCTATGGAGCTATCGGAGTAGCTTGGGAATCAACATTGCTTATTGATCGCGTCGATGCCTTGCGCCTTACGTCAGATCAGATACCTGTTGGCACGTGGACGATCCACGTCAAAGCAGTGGATTCGGTGGGGCAGTACAGCACAACAGCAGCTACCGCAAATGTTACCGTCACTAGCGATGCAGCAGCATTTCTAGTTGCCAGTTATGATCATACCAATCCGACATTAACTAATATGGCTAGTTACACTATTAACCCAACAGACACAAATAGTTACGCAGTAACGGAAGATGGAGTGATGGCATCCACCAAGTTTCCAAATACGGCAAGTAGCTATGGAAATATTGCAGCTACTTACCATAATAGTGTGACAAGCACATGGCTTGGTGAAGCAGAGGACTTCGGCTTGGTGCTTAGTGGACAGTGGACTGGAACGGCTACGGTAGCTGATATTTCTGGATCGCATATTAGTTATCTTGGAAACTCACTTGACAACTCGACATGGAATTATCCAGCTGGGCTAAGCCAGAAACTCAATGCCAGATTCGCCAAGATGAAGCATGAGTCTCTGACCACCAGCACCCTAAAAGTCACAATACCAACTCAGAATATCCGAGTAGATGCCGTCCCGCGCGAAGAAGTAGGCACAGGCACTAGTAGCTCATCTGGCCCGGTAACTATCACACTAGCGAATCAATACGTGGCGGTGAAAAAAATTACTATAACCCCACAGGGAACAACTGCAAGATCATCTACCTATGATAACATTATCATCGGCGGGAGCGCAGGAGCAACAACTTTTGACGTTTACGTCTTTGACCAATCCGGGGCAAAAATAGCCTCACCGTTCCGCTATGAATGGCAGGGAGTATAAATGGCATACACACTTTTCGATCCAACTACCCCAGATGCGACAACCCAGACGCTCACGCAGATGGGGCAATCCGAGAGGAATAATCTCAAGGCAGTACGTGACGCCTGCATCATGGGTGGGGGGTTTTATGGATTCAACCTTGCCGTATCTGGCGGCACGGCTGACCAGCCTGCACTGCTCACCTATACAAAAGGCACTGAGAAGATCAAGGCCGCGCTGACGTGGGGCACAACAGGAGGTGAAGCCGGGAGTGTAACTGTGGCAGTTTATAGTTACTCGTCGGATTCCGGCAACACGTGGGCAACGATTGGCACAAAGACAATCACCTATGATGCTAACGCAAACGTAACAGCAACAACTTGGAGTTAATAAATGATTGATTTTCTATTAGGCGTACCCGGCAAACTCGCCACCATCATCGGATGGTTTACTAACTACTGGACGGCGGCGCGGGCAGCGAAGATTGATTATCTTGATGCCACTATCAGTAGTCGCGCACCAGCATCAACAGCAGTCAGTAATGCAAATTACACTGCTGGAAGGGCCGCTTTGCTGGATGGAATTATCCAGAATAGTGTAATAAATTCGATTCAAACAGGCACAACCATTGTTAAGACGGCAGCCGGCATTGGCTATACTGTTGACTTGACCATATCGGCTGTAAATGTCAGCAAGTGTTTTGTCTTTGTCCAAGGACAATCAAGTCAGGCATGGGGATATATGTCGAGCACAACAAACTTGCACATAGAAAGTATAACTGCTGTTAATACCACAGGTGGATTGCGCTGGTGGGTAGTGGAGTTTAAATAAATGACTAAGTATCAAATTATCCAATCAGGCGGCATATTTGATTTTGAAACCAGTACACTTATCCAACTAGATCATACTACATTGGAGTTCAAATAATGGGGCCATATCAATTATTAGATGAAGGTGTATTCGACCTATCATCAAAAACTATAATAAAAAGAGGCCAGCCAGGATGGTCAGATTACCAGACCTGGCTGACTCAAGGAGGAGTCCTTCTACCGAAGGACTCCCTTGGTCAGCTAGATCTAGTAACTGCTAAAGCCAATAGGACTGCTGAGATTGATTCATACGCTGCATCACTAAGAAATAAAATCATTGCTGGGCGTAGTGCGGGGGAAATGGCTGCTTGGACAATTAAACTATTCGATGCAATGGCAGTACTAGCTGCTCAACCTAGCCCATTTACTCCAATCTTAGCAACTCTGCGAACTACTTTAGGTTTACCAGTAACACCTAATAGTTATAATCATGCTATTGCCATGATTAGAGGTATTACAGAAACTGAACATGCTACCAAAGTTGTAACTCAAGCAGTGCCATTCCTAGCAGCCGAAGCCGCAATTGATGGTACTAGAGGTAAGCACAATGATGCAATTAATGCAATGTTAACAGTACCAGAAATAATTACTTATGATTGGTCTGTAGGATGGCCAGCTTTATGAAATATATAGAGTATAGATCTAAAATTAAATCAGGTGACTTGCTAGCTTGGAGTCATAGATCTTGGAAAACTTGGTACGATATTAAAATACAACTAGTACGTATCTTTACTCAATCCGAGTATAGCCACGTAGGAGTTGCATGGGTATATCAAGATAGAGTATTTGTTATTGAGTCTGTTACCCCATTTGTACGCATTGTACCACTTAGTAATTTACTACCATGCTATGTTATTAGCATGAACTTAGCATGGAGTAAAGAAACAGAAAACTTAGCTGTGGGGATGGTGGGCAAAGCCGGGTATTCACAGTTAGAAGCAATAAAAGCTTATTTTGGTAAAAATAAAGACCCTAATGCTTGGGAGTGCGCTGAGTTTGTACAAAAAATATACCATTCAGAAAATATTAATCTAGATTGTAGAGATGTACCAGCTGATCTAGTATTAGCAGCCCAGAAAAGGTTTGGTCCCACTGTATACTTAGAGGAATAGCATGATAGAGCGAAGAAAACATAATCGTATGTTAAAAGTAGTTAAGTATAGGTGGAATCAGTTACTTTGGCATACAGATTTAATGGCAGTAAGATTTATACTTGCTATAGGAGCCATTTCCTGGGGCTTAGCAATGTTATGTAACCCTAACACATTGGTAATATCTAATATGTTAGTAATAATGCCATCATTTGCTTGGGCTATATTATGGATATTACAGGGGTCTATCATGCTCTGGTCATTAATCTGGGATAAAAGGCCCAGATTAACGCTATGGGTAGATGCAGTATTAGGTACACTATTATGGTCTGTATCTACTATAGCCTGCTTACTATATCAATACCCAGAAGTAGTAACACTAGAAACAATTATGGAGTACTATAGAGTACCTCCTAGTCTTGTACCTAATATAGGACTAGCTTTAGCGTCCTGGTGGGTATTAGTTAGGCACTATACGAAAGGAGATACTGATGCCAACTTTTGAAACCCTTATAAGTTCAGGTGTATTAGCAGGAGGCGGAGGAGGCATATTAGTAATAATAGCCTTGTTCATTAGGAGACTTGTGTCTGATACAACTAAAAGCACTGCAAAAAGTAGTGCTGAGGTAGATATTTTAGCCATGTGGAAAATGGAGAGAGATACTCTTAAGAAGTTGACTGAAGAACTACAGGCTGAAAGACTAAGTTTAATAAGTAAGCTTTCCGCTATGGAAGGGCAATTAAAAGCTGTGCAAGCACAACTACAAACTCTTATAGAAGATAAAAAGGGCTTAATGATTGAGGTAGAAGAGTATAACAAAAAATGTTTTGAGTGCAAATATAGAACAGGGCAACAAGAAATTTCATCCTTGACATAAGGTTGGCCCCATGGTATAATAGGGGTATAATTTTAAAAGATTTAAAATAAAAGGATACTTCCTATGGCTGCACCAGCAAAGATTAACTTCTCTATGTACCAGGGTAGTACCTTTAATGAGGTACTACGCTGGGAATCAAGCAGAAAGATATATAAACCTATTACTAATATCACCCAGGCCGCGCCATGTGTAGTAACCGCTACTGCACATGATATTCCTGACGGATGGCGTGTGAAGATTACTAATGTAGGCGGAATGAAAGAAATTAATTCCACTGATGTATATCATGTTATCACTAGATTAACAGATGATGATATAGAACTAAATGCTATTAATTCTATATCATATACTCCATATACTTCAGGAGGTATTGTAGAGTATAATGAGCCCGTGCCTTTAACCGGGTATACTGCTAGAATGCAGTTACGTACTAAGATAGATGATGTAACTCCTATTGATGAATATACCACAGTTAATGGCAAACTAATTATATCTTATACTCCTGGCAAGGTAGCAACTATCCAAATTCTAGTGCCAGCAACGGATACTGCACTATATACTTTTAAAACAGCAGTATATAGTTTAGAATTAATTAATGATACTACGGTAGTACCATTTGCTAATGGTACAATTACTCTAGTAAAAGAAGTTACACGCTAGTGGATACGGTTATAGATTCCGTAGTAGAGTCTATTGTAGTACAGTCTAATAATACAGATACAGTAGTATCAGATGCATTAACTGCAACTATTAGTAATACTAATATTCAGAATGTGATAGCCAATACTACTAATACTACTAATGTAGGCACTACTAAAATACAAAATGTATTGGTAGAAATACCAGTACATACAGTAATAACAAGCGGATTAACTGGTATACAGGGCCCTCCTGGAATAAATGAGGAAGATATAGTGTATTCAAAACGCACTGATTTTATTGGTGAAGATGTTATATACAAAGGAGAGGCTGAAGTAGGTTCTTTAACCTCTGCAGCAAGCTGGAGAATAAGAAAGCTCACTATATCTCCTGATGGCGATGTATCAGAGACTTGGGCATCTGGAAATGCAAACTTTGATAAAATTTGGGATAATAGAGCTTCTCTAGTATACTCATAAAGGAATTGAAATGATTTTAGCACAAAGTAGTTTGACAATGATTGGCCTTAATACCACTACACCCCAAGTATTTTGGAAGGGACAATTAGTCGCAGGTATTACTAGTATTAGAGTGGATTGGGAAAATGATGAGCAGCGCGTTACTTTACGTGTTAATACTAGTAACCCAGAACTTTATACAGAAATGAGTGCAGCAGGTATAAAAATTAGGGAACTAAAATGAGTGAGTTTTTGTTAGTCATCCCAGAAGGTTGGATACAGCTTGACTGGGATTATATCACCAATAATATACAAGGTATGAGTGCGGATAACGTAAATGGAGCACCGCTATCAGTTATCGAGGAGAACTTGAAACTAGGCGGAATTATTGCACCGGAATCTTCATTAGTAGAGTTTAAATTAATAGATAATACCTATTTTATTATTAGACTTGGTTAATACGAGATGACTGCCTACGTTTTAGCAAATAATGCTACTTTAAGAGATATTGGTAATGCTGCTATCTGGGGTGTAACGACGGCTCGTGGCACATCGGGTGATACGATAGATACCAATGGATTCAACTTCACGCAGGATCAGGACAATCGCTACGGACTAAGTGGCAATACCAGCGCGATCTGGTCAACCCTGACAATTAATGCAACTAAAGGTGGGCAGCTTAATTTCGATGGTCGTTATGTACGTATGATACCGTTCGACACGGGTAGTGGTACTATCACACTTGGTGCATCGATCACAGTAGGCTCGGCCACAGCCAATGTAATTGGCATATATACCTCACTTACCACAGCGCCAGCGACCACAGGAACATCCGGCTGGATTAAGGTAACTAACTGGAATAGTGTAGCTTTTCCAACGTCTGGAACTTACACACAGGCAGGCTTCACCTTCAATATTACGGGCCCATCTATAGTCGGCTTTATCGAGGTGAATGGACTAGAGTCCTCCACCGTTAACGCCAATCGGCTAGGCTCGGTCAATATCACGGGCGAGTGGTTTGAAGTCGGCCTGACCAACGGCACGTCCAATCAGACGATGCAGATACCAAACAATGGGCTAACGTGCTGGCATCCAGGTGTATTCATTGAGACAACCGCAGGCTCTGGCGTATTCGAGTTTTATCCGAATAATGGTACTAATACCACCACCGGAACGGAAGCCACTCGCGGTAAGGTGGTATGGATTGACAACACTGGATTGGTGCGTATCGGAAACTCCGGCTCAGCTACTAACGGCTATACACCCGTTGCTGGCCTGCGCGTAGTGATCGGCAACGTGTTCTTCAACAACGTAGGATCGACACTTACTGCTAATACCATCCCGAATGCCACCTTAGCCACGCGCCATAGCTTCACTACTACCGGTGGCGGCGTAATTAATATCGACAAGTGTTCGATGGGATGGTACTTATCCTGCTCACAGGCGTACTCGGTAGCATTGAGCAACAGTTGCTTCTCTGACGCGATACTGCTGTCTGAAGTAGCATCACCAATGACTGTTACTAAAGTCGGCGTTGGTAATAAACCTACTACAGCACTAATAACAACAGCCCTGACGCTGCAATATTGCTATGCAGGAGGAACTTTTACTGATTGTGTGTGGCAAAAAGCATCTGGTGCTTCTGCGGGTAACGTAGTTGCCATTACCGATATTGCTGGATTTACCTTCGTGCGGGATAAGGTTCAGTCCATGGTTATTATGGGTAACGTAGGAGCACTATCGCACAGTGTCACCCGTGCCAAGAACTGTACCTGGACAACTCCCACAGTAATTCTAGGTGGGATGTCCTTTATCACCTGCGATACTATCAACGTCACCGATATGATCTACTGCGGTGCGCCATCAGGAACCACGGTCACAACCTATGCTACTTATGCATGGTACATGTCACTGAATAGCACCAATATTACGCTCTCTGGCCTGACGTGGCCGGTGACTAATACGCACCCTTATGCCGGAATAATGTCAGCAGCTACAGGTTGCTCTAAGATCAGATTACGCAACATTGGTACTTATAGTGCTCCGCTCACGATGGGCAGCACAAATAGCTGTGGCATCATCTATTCATTGGCTACCAATTGCTCTGACATTAAAATCCAACGTGTCTATGTGTCAGCAACTCGTACCGGCATTATGAGTGGTGATAACTCTAACCATGAAGTCACTGAGGAAAACGTATGGGGGGACTATGCTGATGCAGTGGACATTATGGCCGTACTTAATATGAAGCGCAAGGGCATGGGTGGCACAGGTGCATTGACGGCTCAGGTGTCTGTCTACGGTACGCACTGGTGCGATAGCCATACAAGCACTACAGGAGGACGTATCGCCATTCTGATGAACGAGGCTACCGCGCTAACCGCCCCACAAGTGACATTGACAGGAGGTGCGGCCTTCACTTCAGCAGGTGGTTTATACATGCCGGTAGTAGGCCAAACAGCCACATTCGAGATGCCGGAATACATAATAGGGCATACTGGCTTTGCTAACTCTGCACTAGTGATGGCCGGCGGCACGGCGACTAACTATACCTATGAATACGCTATAGATAAAAACGATGGTAATGGTTTTAGTCCCCTGACCGCTGTTGGTCAGAATGACTACACAGCAACCACCCTCGGAACAGCGCTGAATGGGATTACAGGTATTGATGCTAGCAAGGGATTTAAGCTCAAGCTCAAGATCACTACCGGTACGGCTAACACCTCGGCAATTACTAGCGTCTATATGCTCACGACCAGCACAACGACGACGCAGGCATATCAGTACCCATTAGACCTTATTACATTGACCCTAACTGGTCTAGTTACAGGATCTGATATTGTAGTTCTTAACGCCGGAACTACAACTGAACGTATTAACGTAGATGCAAATCCTGGCTCAACTTACTCCTACGTTTACTCAACTACAGGAAATGTGGATATTGGAATATTTAAAGCAGGGTATGTTCCATTTTATATTCGTAACTACCCTCTTGGTGCTACTGCTGCATCCTTACCAGTAGCACAGGTTGTTGATAGGAACTATGCATAATGAATTTACAGATAATTTCCTCTACAGATGGTAAGTTCCTAATGAAACTTATTACTGATACCATACCAATTTTATTGGGGGATTATGAATTTATCCCCGATTATCCCCCAATTCCTCTTGCAGATAAAGAGTGGAGACTTTACAATTCAAATTATTCAATAGATGTTAGAGAGGTATAAGGCATGGCAAAAATTACCAGTAAAACTGGCTTAGTTGTAGGTACGGAACTTACTGTAAATACAACAACAAAGAAAATTACACTTAATGTAGCAGGTAATCTAGTAGCAAAAGACGGTGTATCATGGCAGGCACTGTACTCAAAGATGGTAGATCTATGGACTACTTCAGCATATAACGATTTCCCATTCCCATTTTATGCATTGGACGTATTATCTGGTCAATACTTAATGGGTACAGATGGTGCTACGTATAATGGCTGGACGTTCTCTGATGATGCTTCTCGTGGGTATCTACGAGACGGTGGTTGGTCTGAGTATAATGCTAGTGGTGTTCTAGCACGTCAATATGCTGGTATGATATCTCTTGGTACTGTATCAGCAGGATCTCAATTATACTACCAAACTACCCCTACAGGTGCTGCAACTAACTTCTTATATACTGATGCAGTAAACCAAGGTGTTCAAGTTTACGGGGATAATACGGCGGATTCAACTACAACAACCTTTAATACTCGTACATTCTTCAAAGGATTTGTACGTGAGTATGCTAAAAAGTATAAGGACTCTGTATTAGCAGATACTGGTAAAACAGGTACTGGTGCTAATATTGTTAACTTACTACTAGCTAATGAAACTGATCTAGATATTACTGTTGCTGATGCTGGTATTACTGCATTACCATACTCAGAAATTAATGTAAAGTATTTCCCTACTAGTTTTAATAAAGATATTGATACCTCTGGAAGTCCTAGAGCATTTGGTATTGTAATAGATGTTGGTACGCACTCAGGTGTTGATGGAACTGGAGCTAGTGGAGCTAGTGCATTGACTAGTGCTGCTGCTGGTATTAATATTTCTACCTATTATGGTGGTACTCTTACTATACATAATGGAGCAGCTAAGGGTATATATACTATTGCTGGCACCGGAGGCTCAGCTACAAGTATTCCAATCACGACTACACTATCAGGTGCCGCCAGCAACGCGTCTTTTACGTTACAACGTGCTGCTCCAGTATCTGCATCATTACAGCAAATCTATACTAAGATTCAGTATCAATTACGCCAAAATAGTAATATTAACGGACTTGCTTCTGCTGGAGCAGTGACTGGTAAAACAGGTTCACTACTACTTAACTTCGTGGGCCCTGCACTGAAAGCTGGCTTCTACGCTCCTACTAATCCTAATGGCGGCGGTAGTGGTGTAACAATTATGGGTTATGCTTCTTCTGATGTTAATAGCTTTACATCATATGATAATACAGGTGCAACTCGTGATTATCCATACGCTTCGGCTGGTGCTTTAAATTTTAATGCTAACCTTACAAATGGGGGTACTGGTTACTACCGTATGTACTTTACTACTAATCCTGCTGGTAACTATGGTACTGCTTCTGCTGTAACAGTAAATGATGCTTCTGGTAGCCCAATTACTGGTACTATTACTGGTAGTACTATCAACTTTACCTTTGATTATACAGGTAATGTACAAGGTGGAAGAACTGGTGGTACTGATGCTAATGTTACAGTAGTTGCTGGTAATGCATCACATGCTAAACCAGTAGTAGCTACAGGAACTATCAGTGCTTCTAAATCGATCTCAATATCATTAGTTGCTGAGACTGACCGCGCTTACGCGTAATAAAATA